ACATGCGTTTAATGTACTTATAAAATACTCTTATTGAAAAGAACTCTAGAATAGTTTAAATTATTCTAGAGTTCTTTTGGTGCACCTAAGAGGATTCGAACCTCCGGCACATGGTTTAGGAAACCACCTTATGCCATCTAGTACACTCAATTCTATTTATATAACTACATTGAAGATTCATTTTCGTTCTAATACTTCAATGTTACTCACTTTTTAAATTAGTTTAATTTTACTACTATAAAAGCAACAATGCAACACCTAATTTTAGAATGCCCCCCTTATATCTATTGTAATTGTTCCAGCAACACTACCATCTTGATTATCTGTACAAGTAATATATAGATTATCGTCATAATATGCAAAATTATCTGTTATATCAAATGAATTTCCTGTTACATTAGATATTGTATATTCATCACCAACATAACTATAATTTAATGTAAATGTATCAGAAGTTTGTGTTTCTCCTTGCATAGCATAAAATGTAAAGTGTTGAGCAGGATCACCTTCAAATATTCTATATGCTCCATATGAACTAATTTGACTATAATAGTTTGTTGGTACAGTTACTTTAAACGTTTTAGCAACTACTGCACTAAATGGAACTTCTGTAGTTGTAATATTACCATCAGCATCCTTATAGGTTACAATTATATTACAATTTCCACTTACTATACATGTAACTAATCCTGTATTTGATATTGTGGCAATAGATTCATTATCACTTGAATATGTAATTGTAGGATTCTCTACTAGTGTACCTTCTACATCTACAGTAACAGTAAGTTGTTGCGTTTCTAATGGTTGTAATGATATTGAATTTGGAGTAACATTTATATTAGTTACTGCCATATGCCCACCATTGGGAATTTCATTTATAAGGTCATCACCTTCTGCAATAGTATCTAAATCTCCAATAATGGTCAATAATCCTTCCTTAGATTTATCAATACTTGTTATCTTCCAAGCATGATTAAATTTTATAAATCTACTTTGTAAATCTATTTGGTTAGTAATAGAATTATTTTGTACAAGTAATGTAATGTGACCATTCAATAAATTTATGTAAGTATTGTAATCTATTGCAGTATTAGAGCCATTAAATATAACATCTTTCTTATATAATGCTGTCCCTACTGCTAAATTTACAGTTTGAAATTCCTTTTGAATAGTATATACATTATATACATTATTAATATTCTCATTTTTGGTTATTACAAAGTATTTATTACTATCATAAGTGATAATATCACCTTGATTAAGGTCATATTCCGTGAGTAGATACTTACTATCTATACTGGTTTTATTATCGCTTATTTCTTTAAATATAGCCATAAATGTATTAGAATGTATTGTACATTCCTTTCCATTACGTTTAATTGCTTGATTGAAAAAGTTTAATAAGGTATTCATATACTAATACCCCCTTGTAAACATTATTCCAAAATTCCCATTATCATCAGTATCCGTTGAATCTATTGGCAAAGTTGCAATTCTATCCTTTATATCATTTATTCTACTTTGTAATAGTTTTAAACATTCTCCAATACTCATATTTGTTGTACCATCAGCAATAGTTCTCATTAAATCAACATCATTTGAAACTGCTTCAAGTATATCTATTATAGTTAATAATAAACCTCTCTGCATAGTTGATTTATCGTAGTTGTCCGTTGAGGTCAATTCATTTTCCTGGAGGTACATTGTATATTCTTCATCTGTAAAGTAATCCTTATGGTTTAATTCTATTTTTAATCTTTCTAATACTGTCATATTATTTATCATTCCTTTCATTTTGGAGACACTTTTGTGTCACCTTATTTAATTTTGGGCATAAAAAAAGAGCCACCGAAGTGACACTTCATAATACTACTTATTTATAAACTTCCTGATTCTTTTAATGCTTTTAATATTCCCATTATTTCATCATATGAACTAACTTTATTTCCTTTAGTTGCTTCAATTAAATTTTTAGATACAGTTAATCCTGGATACTTTTTTTCGACATAAATAATACAAATTGCTTTCCATTTTTCATAATCTTGTCCTTCAAGCCATTCCCCAATATCATTTTTTCTCATGGATGATTTAAGATTATCACCATCTTGAATAAGTTTATCAATATCCATACTAATACCTTCTTTCATAAATAATAATATTTTATTTTTTTATATTGTTAATTTCTTTTTTTAATTTATCAACTTCCACCATTAATTTATTAATTACATTAGCATGATTCTTAATATGGCTATCAATCTCTCCCATTAAATTTTGTGTGTAGATTTTTATATTTTCAATTTCATCACTTTGATTCGCAACACCAAATACAGTATTACACGTAGTACACTTCAATACTGGAACTATGTAACCACTATATTCTTGTTCTCTTACTTGAATAAAACTTTTACCACAATTTGGACATATATCAAATGGCATAATCATTCCCCCTTATTTTCCTATATTATACCATTATTGGACAAGTTAGAATATATAAATACTAAAATTTTTTACATTTGGTAATCCATGATTGAAGATACCAAAAATAGATATGACCGATTTACAAATGGCAAACGCTTGCCGATTTTATATATCTAAATTGTATCTAATCATATTCTAATTAATATCTAATTGATACCTAAAATTCTACTGTGGGGAAAAATTGTATCTACTAAAGCATATCTAATAGAAAAGGAGTAATCGCCTTAATAAATATACATTTAATTGAATAATATACATAAAATTTTGATTTTATAGCAACTGTATAAACTGTGTATAATATAGTATAATTGCTATATTTTAAGCATATTTATTCAACTATCAATGTATATTTGTTTTACGCAATTCATATATTTATCATCAAACGCCTATAAACGTGATGGTTGAGCCATTCTTACGACGTTGTATATAAATATATATGTCTTAAATATAGTCATAAAATTATCGTTTGACGCAGTTCGTTAAACATATATGATTACTAAGTATTACTCATGAAATGTATACAATATACACTATATATAACCTATTATATTGATATGTTTAGTCATTATTTAATTTTTTTTAAAATTTTTTAAAATTATATGAAAGGTAGCAGTGTAAATAAATACGAACAAACGTTCTAATATAAACTCATATATCATTAACCTAATTAATAATTATTATTAGTTAGTATACATTACTATATACCGCAGTCATATATGACGCACCATATACACTAACCTATAATAAGGCATGTACCATATAGTACACACCCATATATAAACACCACGTTCTATTCGAGATGTTTCAATTATACACTGTCCTAAGTTAAGCATAGTACACTACACTAATATAAGGTATATCAAATATACAACCACTACTTGCGTATACACGCATTACGTTACAGTATATTCGTGATATATCCAATATATGCCTATCTAATACGATTACTATTCGTATCTACTGACCTACACTTTGAGTATCAGTTATAGGTTGTACTATATTACCATTGCTATCTACATTACTATTGTTAGTCATATTCATATTACCATTGTTATTAATAGGATTATTCTTTTGCTTTTCCTTATCTTCCTTCTTTAATCTCTTTAACTCTTGTGATACATCTGTAGTTATAGGTGACTTCTCTATTATAGTTTGTATACTAATTGCTCCCATATTAAATTGTGTCTGTAGATTCTGTAATACTTCATTAGAATTGATTGGCTTACTCACATTGAACTCTACATCTATATAATCACTATCATTAAATGTCACACCCTTTAATGCTAACAACTTATCGTATATATCGAATCTCTGTTCTATTCCTTCCCTAAACCACTTCTCATTCAGTGACGCTTGAATATTTGCTAACTCATATAAAATTTCTAGTGATACCTCTGACACATTAGCAACATTTGTATTTCCTCCAACAATAGAAGGCATAGATGCAACTTGATTAAGATACTGTTGTAATCTATCTAAATATAATTTAATTGTATTATAATCCATCTGTGCATTAGCATATTTAAAGTCACTACCACTCTCTAAATTAATATTATATCCTACTGCATCAGCACTCACACTACCTTGCAATTCTTGTCCTGTTATTATTGGTATTGGATTCAAACTAAGTGTATATATACTATCATTTAATTTACTCATTAATTCTTCTAATTTATCAAATATTGGAATTAAATCATCAAGCATACTAACTCCAAAATTATCATCCCAATCACATAGATTAAAATAATGTATAGGTAGTCCACTAATATTAGTTTTAGAATCAATTAAATTAAACTCTCCACCTGCATTGCTCCAACTATCAACCCTATCTGTATAGTATACATTGTAGTAAGATACACTATTTGATATTTTAGTATAGTATTCTATAAATGCAATATAAGAAGAATCTTCTTCTGATAATACTGGATATGCGTCCTCACTTGGTATAATCCTAGATTGAATATTTTTATTATCATCAAGATATATGTATTCATACGCATCTCCATATTTTCCAACCTTATCTAAGATTTTAAAATCTATATTATTATAGTGACCTTTTCTATATATATTTTGATACTCTTTCACTTTATTCTCACTACCTACTAAACTAATAGGTTTACCAAGTAAGTAAGTTGAATGGAAGTTTAATATATGTTTTGCTAATTGTAATACTAATTTACTTGTAATATATTCTTTACCTTTATATTTATAATCCTCTTTTAATAATATTTTGTGTTTTCCCTGCAAGTAATATTTATTATTTACTACACTTGTAATTCTTTGTAAGTGGTCACCCTGGCTAACTTCATCCGTAAACCACAATGGATTACCTTCCCATTTATCTTGTATATATTCATTAATATTCATATATTTAACACTCCTTTTTATATTTATTAAGGATACGATAAAACACCGACACCTAGTCGGTATTACCTACTACCTACCGAACTTTAATACGATTAGTGAATTGTCCATTTATAAAATTTACCATCTTTTAGACCTGCTAAACTAAGAGCAGTAGCCATAACGCTATCGTCATGACTTCCTTGTATTGCTCCCATACTTCCACTATCACTCATTTCAAAAACTTTCATTTCATTTAATAATCGTTTAGAATTAATGGCTATTTGTCCAGTTTCAAACATTTCAACAAATGAATTTATAATCAATCCTTTAGATTTTGCATTTGTGTCAAAGCCAACTTGTACTATTGTTTTTCTATTTCTTTCATCATAAGTTTTATATTTATACATGTTCATATATTTAAAATCATATCGTAATTTTTCTATAACACTGTGACCTCCGCTTGCTTTTTCAATAACCAATATTCCACGATTGTAATATCTACCAAGAACATTTATAATTTCAGCCATTTGATACGGTTTAATCTGATTATTATAGAATTCTGCACACTGTTGTCCATTTTGGTCAAATACTTCAATTACACTATAATCATGTGAACCACCTAGTCCCTCACTAAGGTCGCAACCTATATAATACTTTTCCCCTGACTTGGGGATTTCCCACATAAAAAAAGACCTACCATAATGATTTTTAAGAATCAAAGGTAAATCCACGATATTGCTTTTAGATATATAATTATTTTTAACAATATTTCTTTCAACATCAACTATCTTTTTATTATTAAATATATTTGCTCCAGTTGAAACGAACGCTTCAATTGGTGTACTTGGGTATTCTTGATGAAATTGTTCCAATGAACTAGATGCAACTTTCATTCTACGCCACATTGCTTGTTCCATAGTCATACCTAGTTTAACAAGTTCTTTTTCTTCATCATCTAATTCACTGTCCGTAAGTCCGACACCATTATTTCTTGATTTATATATCTCAACTGCCTTTTCATAATCTTTTTTAAACAATGTACTACCACTTATCCAGTTGAAGAAGAATGATTTATAGTTATTTTCTCCATTTTCAGATTGAAAATATAAGTCATGGAAATTATTTAATCCGTTTGCAGTAGATTCTATAATTAAACGTCCTT